TTAGGTAACCATTTTAGGTTCTTTTCCTCAACAAACCTTATTGTTTTACCAAGGGATGTCATCATCACCCTCTAATGCTGGAGTTGGTTCTTGTTGTCTTTCACGCTTTTCAGATATAGTACCGCTCATAAACTTAGAACCATCTTTTTTAGATTCTCTAATCCATGCGCCTAACTGCTTTTCTGTACCATCTTCTAGCACTAAAGTTCCTGTGTAATCAGGTCGTTTATCGTTACCTTGTTTATCATTCTTAAATAACACGAATGTATTTTTGTTATCATATTCTGCCATATATAGCTCCTTATCTAAAATAAACTTTGGTTTGTCTATTGCGTTTAAAATTATATATCTCTTCTATTAAAATGAGATACTGTTGAACATCTGTACAATCTACTAACTTCACAGATTGGAAAGATAGTTTGTTTAAAAACTCTGCATGATTATATTGAGGATTTTCAAATAAATCTAGCATAGCGTAAACAAATGCTCTGCGTTTATAGCCATCGTAGAATTTACTAACCATACATATTTTTTCAGCATTAGTGACTGCTTGATGATAGTTAATGATTTTAAAAGTACCATCTTTAAATGCCTGGTTTTGATTACCACCCATACGAGACCTAGCTGTTAATATAGCATTAGTTTCATTATGACCAAACCCATACTTTTGTTTGAAGTTCCGATACATAATATAATCTTCCTTGCCTAGTTTACAATATCCATCTAAGTAAGCATCAGCAGTCCAATTTTTAGTATTGGTATTTAATCGGTGTACATCTTTTAAACCTAACCCATTAACTTTAATATAATACACAGGCATTTCTAGTTCTTTAGCAGATTGAAAGCGATGTTGTCCATCAATAATCTGATTATATTCATTAATGATGATTGGGACTGTAATATATTTTTCTTGTATAGATTGTTTTAGTCTACGCAAATGTATCTTGTTGACTTCTCTGTTACCATCTATTGTTTCAAACATATCGTAATCATTGGTCATCATGACTTGATTTACTTGTTTCATAATTTACTCCTTGTTTAACTCTTTAAGAGTGTTGATAACTTCGTCTACCTCTAATAAAAAGATAGACACTTCTTCTTCAAGCATTTCTATATACTCATTATCACGTTCTATTTCAACGTACATAAGTTGTAGCTTAGGCTCAAAGTTTGGATTGTAAGAAACGAAGTTAGTATATTTATAGTCTTTTCCAGCACAGGCCAACTGCCATTGTACTTGTGGGATATAGCGACTAGGCAACTTACGCTCTAACAAATTCGTAGTATGGGTGGTTTCGACAGGGCATTTTATTTCTAATATGCCATTGTCAGGCAACAATCCATCTGGACTAGCACCTGCCATTTTAATTGCAGGATGGTCTATAAAGCCAACCTGTTCTACTTTAATATCACGAACAATCTCATATATTTCACGAGCAGTATCTTCTCTATCTATACCATCTTGCATAGCCTGATTAAAATAGGAATCTGTTTTTTGTCCAGTTAATCGTTCAGTAGCAAGTTGCATTTTGTAATTTCTGCGAACTGCTGCTTCCCCTGTTTTTATTTTTGCAAGCACGTCAGATACTCTACTTGCAGTAACCTTACCTAAACGTGCCTTGAACCATTCATCTGTACGTTGTTCCATTAGAAAGGGTCTCCATCTGATTTAATAGCATTAGCAACTTCTTCAACATTAGCTTTGCTATTGTCTTGTGAATCAGCATCTTTAGTATCATCAAGTAAGAATAGACCTGCAAGTGCATACTTTCTTGAATAACTGCTAGATGCGCCAAATGACTGTGCTATATCCATACCCTTACGATTAACACTAATACCGGCCTGTGCTTTTACTGCAATATAACTAACACCATCTGTAAGAATTGCTGTTGCTTCTATATATGGAATACCAGAAACTTCTTTTATTTCGTCTGATAATTGCAATGTGCATCCAATAAGAAAAGGTTTGACTGCTTCTAATATATCTTCACAGTTACGGTATTTATATTTGCCAAAATTGTTATATTGACTTTTAGGCGCTTTTAATTCTTTTTGTATATTGGATAATTTCATGTGCAATGTTTCATTCTTATTTTCCAACTGTTGTTGTTCCTCTTGTTGTATTTCAGCAAGAGCTGCGTCATTATCTGCACGCAACTCCTCTGTCATATCTTGTATTTCATTAATTAGATTATCCATGTTACAACTCCTAGACCGATAATTGATAAAACAAATATTACTTTATCCATTCTATCTTTACGTTTATCTTCTCTGATTGATTCTGACCAGTGATTAAATTCTCTCATAACTATACTCCCAATAAATAATTAATGTATGTTTCTGCATCTGATTCGGTACTAAATGATTCAAGATACATTTTATCTTCAAAGACCATATAAACATCTTCATCCTGGTCATACTCAATATCATAGCTTGCACAAGGTAATGATTTTAAATAACCATCATAATCTTGTAACCACCTATCATAACTAGCCATAATTTCTCTCCTAATTAATTGACACAATTAAACTATATACTATAAAAAAGTAAATTACAAGTATTTTGTAAAATTATTTGCATTTATATTACTATTAATGTTAATATACGAGAAAGGTAAAAATTATTTTAAGGAGATTATATGACTTACAATGAAGCAGTTGCCAAGTTTGGCAGCAGACGTAAACTAGCAAATGCGCTTGACATAAGCACACAGGCCGTTGCATATTGGGCTAAAACACCTGATAAAGACATTCCATCCTATAGGGCTATTCAAATTGAGTACATTCTTAATAACAAGATTTAGTCACATCGTAATAGATAAAGATGGATTTGCATTGCGTAAATTTACAACTTATGTAGATGCAAAATGGTTTGTCAGTAACAAGCCTGAATACATGGTAAAAAAGATTAACTTTAATTTAGATGAATACGAGGAGTGCTTATTTTGAGAGTAAGAAACTGGGATAAATTCCAACCAACAATGAAGGACAGGAATGTGATTTGGATAAAAATATATAGACAGATATTAGAAGATTATGAATGGCATAATTTATCTTCTGATAGCAAAGCAACGTTATTAGAGCTACTTTTATTAGCATCTGAAAACAATGGCCAACTACCTGAAGTCCATAAGATAGCCTTTAGATTAAGGAAGACAGAGGATTTCATTAACGAGCAAATCGGTCTGTTATCACATTGGTTACAACTTGATAACAACTTGATAACAACTTGTGAACAAGATGTTGCCCTAGAGAAGAGTAGAGAAAGAGAAGAGAAGACTTATGTTCGTTTTGATGAGTTTTGGAATACATTATTACCTAAACGTAGAGTCAATAGAAAAGGTTGTATAGAGAAATGGAAAAATCATAACCTAGATACTGAAGCTGATAATATACTGTTATGGTTAAAACAAATGAATATGACTAAAGAATGGAAAGAAGGATTTAATCCATCACCTGAAGTTATAATCAATCAACGTAGGTGGGAAGATGGTATTACTAAACCTACAATAAAAGGGAGAGTATTGTGAGTGAGATGACAACAGGTGAAGTATTAGAACAGTTAATTGTTACTAAAGAACAAGTCGATGAAGCTACAGGTAAGATTATTCCTGAAGACTTCAAGATTAAATCAGCACAAGGTTATTACGACCAACTGCAAAAGTATTACGCATCAGAAAAAGGCGCAGGTTATAGTTTACCCTGGGCAAAGACCGATGGACATTTTTTAGTTAGATTAGGCGAGCTTACAATACTTCAAGGTGTATCAGGCCATGGTAAGTCGATGATGCTATCACAAATATTTCTATACTTAATGCACTACACTAAAGTCTTGATAGCGTCTATGGAGATGAAACCAGTATTAACATTGGATAGAATGATTACCCAACGACTAGGCAGTAATCAACCTACACAAGATTACATAAGGCAGTTCTGTAAAGACTATAACGAAAAGCTATACATTTACGACCAACAAGGTGTTACAACTGAAGATGATATGTTTGCTACATTGCTTTATGGTCGTGAGATATTAGATATAAACGTCTTTTGTATTGACTCATTGATGAAGATAGGTAACATCTCTGAAGACGATTACAATGGACAAAAACGATTTGTAGACAAACTAGCAACCTTTTGTCGTGATTTAAATATCCATGTATTTTTAATATGCCATACTCGTAAGATGTCAGACGAATATCAAAAGCCTGATGCTACAAACATTTTAGGTAGTAGTCATATTAGAAACCTTGCTGACAATGTTTTATTGTGTTGGCGCAATCGTGAAATAGAGGATTTAAAGTTTTCAAGTAATTGTCCACCTGATAGAGAGAACGAACCCACTGCTTACTTCAGTGTACAAAAGCAACGTAACCATACATTTGAAGGAACATTTGGTTTGTGGTTTGAAGAAAAATCATTAACTTATAAGGAGAGACCATGATGGACTTAATCAAGTTTGTAGAAAAGATGATAAAAGAGTTTGATGTAAAGTCGTATCGCATCAAAAACAAAGAAGGCGCAATTATTAAGTTTGTGAAAAACGGAGTTAATATGGAGGTGGAATATGAAGCTAAAAAAAACACTACACGTGACTAGTGGTAGTAACTATGTTGAAGTTACATTAGCGATGGTGACATCTTTAGACGAAGGTGTATATGACATAATTATCATGGATAAAGAAAGTGCTAGAAGCCATGACCAAAATAGTTTATTATGGGGTGTTATTTATAAAGGATTGTCTGATGTCACTGGCTATACTATTGAAGAGCTTCACGACATTTTGCGACTAAAGTTNGACCTCAAAACCGATGATGGTAAATTATTATCTACAGCAACATTAACTAAATCAGAGTTTAATGATTACATAGATAAAATTATTAATTGGTCTAGGTCTTTAGGTATTAATCACCAGGTAAAATTATAATGACAAAATCTGAAAAAGAACATTACTCCAAATTACACCATATAGGTTGTATTGTGTGTTTACGACTTGGTCATGGTTATGTTGAACCTACAATTCATCATACAAGATTTGATGCAGGAATGGGTATGAAGTCTGATTGGGATAAAGCAATACCATTATGTCCAATGCACCATCAACATGGAGGTTATGGAGTTGCTTTTCATGCAGGGCCTAAAGAATTTGAAAAGAACTTTGGTACTGAGGAAGAACTGTTGGAGGCAGTATATCATTGCTTAAGGAATAGATAATGTTTGAATATGTACTTGTAGTTTATATGCAAATGGATAGTCCACAATACATAGGACACTTTACAAGCTGTGCGGCAGCTAATGAATATGTAAAAGAGCATTACAAAGATGCACCCTATACGACTTGTTTNTTTGANGATTATATTAACTTACCAAAAGATTTNNTTAAGAAAGAGATAAAATGAATGTATTAAGTTTATTTGATGGGATGTCATGTGGTCAGATAGCTTTAGACCAATTAGGAATTAAAGTAGATAACTATTATGCAGCCGAGATAGATAAATACGCTATCGAGATTGCTAAAAAGAATTACCCAAACACAATACATCTTGGCGATGTAACAAAAATTAAAGGTAGTGATTTACCACAGATAGATTTACTGATTGGCGGTAGTCCTTGCCAAGGATTTAGTTTTGCAGGTAAACAATTAAACTTTAATGACCCACGCTCTGCATTATTCTTTGAATATGTAAGACTGTTAAAAGAATGTAATCCTAAATACTTTCTACTAGAGAATGTAAGAATGAAAAAAGAATATCAGAATGTCATTACAGAACATCTCGGTGTTGAACCCATTACAATTAATAGTGCATTAGTGTCTGCACAGAATCGAGTAAGATTGTATTGGACAAATATACCTAACATTACCCAACCTGAAGATAGAGGTATCTTGTTAAAAGATATATTAGAGTATGATGCT